ATTTTACAATATTTATATTATTATTATATTGTTCATTTATAAAATGAATATCATCTGAAACAAATTGAGTAAAAATACATATTTGATATTTTTTTTTATTATTTTTTTTGGATAAATACTTTATAAAATCCTCAAATTGTTTAATTAATATTTCCAAGTTATTATTAGTGGAATATCTATAATGATACCAAAATATGATGTCATTACTTTCTAAAGCTATTTTTGTTCTTTCTATTTTTCTATTATAACTCTCAATAGCTTTATTATTATCCAAAACATTATGATGTGTAAATTCAAAACTATCAATAACAGATGAAGAATAAATGTTATTTTGAACTTTTGAATATTTTTTATTTTCAACTACTTTTTGAGTTCCATTAACTGTTTTTTTCACTAATAAATCTGATTTAAGTAAATTTTCAAAATTATCTTTTATTATTTCCAAATTATATTCTATATTAGTTCTAACGCTTCCAAATGCATAAGATTCTTGTTTTATTCCATATTTTGATAATAATGCATCCATTAAACAATTTTCTCCAAGTGAAATATTAACTATATTATGTTCCATCTTATATATTATATTAATATAATTGTTTTTTAATAAGGGTGTAATATTATTATAGGATAAGAGAAAAAATCTGCTCATTTTAAATGCCAAACGGGTTAAAAGATTAGTTATGTTATTAATAAATGAATGTAACAATTACAAATATTGTAATTTTTTTAAATTCAATAATTTCAATTAAAAATAGTTATTTACATAATTTGATAGGATCTTATGAATATTTTAAACCATATGAATTTAATATTTCTAAGCCATTAAGTTTATTTATTCCATATTTTTATAATTATTACATACTTAGTTTTCTATTAAATATGATTGTTTTTAATTATATAGGGGCAATTTTAGAAATATATTATGAGAAAGTAATGTATTGTAAAATTCTTTTTTTATGTTTTGTGTTAACAAGTATTTATGCATTCTGTTTATCATTAATTTTTAAGAATATTTTTGAATATTCATTATTTTATTATTCAGCGTATTGTGGGTTTACTCCAATAATATTTGCTTTAAGAACAATATACTTTAATAAATTAAATAGAAGAATTTCAGTGTATGGATTTAAAGTTCATTCAAAAAATATTATTTGGATTGAACTAATATTACTAAATTTATTAAATCCAAATCAAAGTTTTTACATAAATCTTGCGGGTATATTAAGTGGTAATTCAATACACAAGATTCTTAAAAATTGAATAATTATAAATTTGTATTTATTCAATATTAAATTAAAATGAAATTCGTTATAAATAATAAGGATAATAATAATTTAGCATTTTATACATATGCGGTAAAGAAATCATATGAGAAAATACCTAATGAAAAAATAATTAGTAAAAAAACAGATAATAAAATAGATAACAAAAAAAAGAAAGTTATTGTTTAAGTTCTAAATATTTTTGTTTATATTTTAAGTATTTTTGTTTATAGTATTCTTGATCTCCTCCTTCTTGATTTTTATTTATTTTTTTACGTGAATATTTATATGCGGTTCGAACAATATCATTTGATGACATTTTTTTATCTTCAAATTTATTAACAGATTTTTCTATTATTTCACGTGCAGATTCATAACATATATTATTTTTTATAGATAATCTATGAGAATATATATCAATATTAGACTCCATTATATATTAGAAATAGATATTTATTTTAAATATAAATCTTCGATTTCTTCATCATAATTATATTTATTTTCAAACTCTCCAGAATATGGATTTTTTAATTTATTATAATTTTCGTCTTTAATAAAATCATGAACTCTTCTTGCTGATTGTATTTGTTTATAGTAATCTTCTACATTTTCGACTTTTTTTTTATCAATCATAAATCGTATCATTCTGTGAATTAATTTAGCAGATGATGCAAGAACACCACCTATACCTGGTATAATTCCTAAGAAGGAATAAAAAGCGAAGTCATAATCACCGCGGAATAAATTAATAAGAAGAGATGCGATACCATATGGCATGGTTACAAAATTAAAATTGTTTGTAATTATTTGATTTGGAATTAAATTAATAATATCAAATAAGAAATCGACGATAGTTAAAGCTTTCATAAACTTATTATCGTATTTATTATAAAAGAAGCCTCCTTTTTGATTACAATTAATACATAGTTCTTCATCAAATTTATTTTTTAAACTATCTACTTTGTTAAAATATTCTTTATATTTATTGTAATTAATTAAAAGATTACATAAACGTTTATTATCTAATTTTAGATTAGTTTCATTATAAATTTTACTATTTAAATTATTTATAAATTTTTTTTTATTATATTCTTTATTTATAAAAAAAGTATTAATAATCCCAATTAATTTACTAAATTTTTTTACATGTGGAATATATGTATTTTTATCAATATCCATTTATAATAAATAAGATAATTTATTATAAAATTTAATTTTATTAAATAATATATATATATGATAAATATACAAGATTTTATAGTTGCCGAAAATAATTCTATTCAAGATTATATTATACCACCTGGTGAAATTACAAGTGTATTGCTTAGTAGATTACCTAATAGACAATGTATGGATCAACCACCTGAATCTGTACTTAATTTAGTTAATCAATATAAAAATGATTTAAAAAATTTAAGATTTGGACATATTTCTAATAATATAAAAAATATAATCGAAGATGATATACCATCAGTAGAAGAGGTAATTAATAATAGAATAGAATTTGCAGCGTATATTGATGGCGTGAATTGTACAGTAACTGCGAAAGGTAATGATGGTGCTATATCTGGTTTTATTTTAAAAAGTAGCAAAATAAATTGCCATACCCATCCTCCCTATAATGGGAGGTGGCCTTTTGCTCCTCCTTCTGAAATAGATATAGTAAATTTAATTAAAGAACAGGGGAAAGTAAGTGAAACTATTTATAATGCAGTATCTACACGTGAGGGAATATATATATATTATCTTCATCCAGATTTTGACAAGTCAATAAATTTAGATCATTTTAAAGAAGATTATCAAACTTTAAAAAATGATTTAGGTTATAATAGTTATGGTGGGAAAAAGTTATTTTTTGGTGGTAGTTATGAATCTCCTGATAGAAGTCAAATAATTACTCAAGCCAAGATTGAATCAAGATCTAGTTTAAATCAATCTAGAATTAATATTGAATCTTTTTTAAGAATAATAAATTCAAAAGGTATTTGTACATTTTTAATTCCATATGATATATTGGGTGGGTCAAAAACTTATAAAATTTCATATTCTTTAAGTTAAAAATATTAAAATTTATAATATTTTATAGATATTAATGTATAAAATATTGAATAATCGATGTATAAAGTATATAAAAATAAATATTTATATACTTTATAGATAATGACAAATCAATTATTTAATAAAGATGAATTAAGTAAATTTACAAAAATTTTCAGTAATTTATCTGATGAGGATGAATTTGAAATAATGTTTGGTGGATATACAAAAACTAATAGTATTAATATGAAGCAATTTTTAGATATATTAAAATATTTAAAGTTATTTGCAGATGATAAGAAGTTAAAAATTATTCATACAGAAACATTAGATATATCTTATAATTATGATAATAAGAATTTTCATACATACCGTATATCAATAGATGGTATTGAATCAATTAATAAATCAATGGCAACATTGCATAAGAGAGAGAATCATATAATATTTTCAGTATTGGCTGCGAAGTTGCTAAGTAATGAAAGTGATAATTTGTCAATAATTAACAAAAAGAAAGATTTTGATAATACTTATAATTTAGATAAACATGATATAAGAGTTAGATTAGCGAAAGAGCAAAAAGTGAGTAAAGCGGAATTAGGAACTTTAATTAAATTAGATAATGTTAGTAAGATTGCTATAATGTTAAGAATGAAATCACGTGTGTCAGTAATAATTGAGAATAATTCTGAAGTTGAGTTGAGAATTGATTTAACATCAGTAAAGCAAGGTAGTGATATTAATAAAATTCAAAAAATTAATCCAAATTATGAAATGGAAATAGACTTTAATAAAAAAAAGAAACTATCAAGTGCCAAAGAAAAAGAGTACTTAAATAAGGTATTATCTTATGTAGATTTTGTAAAGAAAATAATTGAACAAAGTAATAGTGTTATATCGAGACAAGATAAAGAAAATGCAATGAAAGTTTATAATAGACTTATATATGGTGAGGAGTCTTATATTTCAAAATCTTTATATGGGCCTCAGGTAAAATCATTAGAGGCAGTTCATATAGTTGATAATTTACCAAATAAGTATTCTGTAACAGATAAAGCAGATGGTGATAGATGTATTGGAGTAATAACTAATGATAAATTATATTTAATTTTTGCAAATTTAGAGATAAAGGATTCAGGTGTAGGTGTAAAAAACATGAATGATACAATTATAGATGGGGAATATATATATAACGAGCAAAATAATAAATATATTTATACAACTTGGGATATTCTATTTTATAAAGGTGAGAATGTACAGAATAATGCTAGTTTAGAGGAAAGGTATCAAAAATTAAATGAAGTAGTAAGGGATGGTTTTCAGTTTAATTTCAAGTTTAAAAAATATGATGGTGTGTTTGATATGGATAAAATAGATTCATATTATAAGAGTAATGTAAAAGAATATTTAAATTTACTTAATAAGAAGTTAAAGACTTTAAAAGAGGATACATGTGTATGTCAAAAATATTTTATATTTGTACTAGGTGGAAATGATAATGAAATATTTAAATATTCTGATATTTTATGGAATATGTACACTAAATCTGAAACGGATATTGTACCGTATGTTTTAGATGGATTAATTTACACTCCAGTACAACAAATTTACACTAAGTCGTTAAAGGAGACAAAAAATAGGACATACAAGTGGAAGCCTCCATTTAAAAATTCTATTGACTTTTATATTAGGTTTGAAAAAGATCCTCAAACTGGAAAATATTTAAATGTATATGATGATTCAAATGAAGGATCAATCGAAGGTAATACATACAATATTATTAATCTTCATGTTGGTAAGATAGTAAATAATATTGAGATTCCAGTATTATTTAGGAAACAAGATAATTTGCATGTTGCAAAAATAAGTGATTCTTCTGGTATGGTGCGAGATGTTGAAGGGGATTTGTTACAAGATAATACAGTAGTAGAGTTTTATTATAATAATGATAGTGATTTACCTCAAGATTTCAGGTGGGTACCTATAAAAACACGATATGATAAAACGGAGTCTGTTTTAAAGCATAAAAAAAAATATGGTAATAATATTGATATTGCAGATGCAATTTGGAATTCAATTCAACAAAATGTTACTATAAATGATATTGAAAAGTTAGGAAATAACGAATTATATGAGCAGGAACTAGCAGATATTAAAAGTAGAATAGATGCGTCGATAGTTGCTGCAGAAAAACAGAAAGATGTATATTATCAAAAGACAACAGATTTTGCAACTCCTTTGAGGAATTTTAATAATTACATTAAAAGTAATATTATTTTTACTTATATTAGTCCTAAAATTAAAAATGACAAATTAAAGAAAATGACAGTATTAGATTTAGGATGTGGTAGAGGAGGTGATATTCAGAAATTCTTCCATAGTAAAGTCGGTAAATATGTTGGTTTTGATCCAGATCATCATGGTATACATTCATCTACAAATGGTGCATTAAGTAGATATAATGCATTTAGAAGAAAAATGCCTAATTTTCCGAAGATGGACTTCTTAATAGCTGATGCAAGTAGTGAATTAAATTATGATAGTCAGTTGAAATCGATTGGGAAAATGTCAGCAGAAAATAAAAATTTATTAGAAAGCATTTTTGGAACAGACAAAGATAATTTAAATAATATTAAATTTGATATTTTTAATTGTAATTTAATGATACATTTTGTTTTAAAAAATGATACAACATGGAATAACTTTTGTTCTAATATTAATAACTTTATGGCAGATGATGGCTATTTATTAATTACTACATTTGACGGTGATATTCTTCATAATAATTTCAGAAATAAAAAAGGTAATATTAAAGAATTATATAATGTAGATGGTAATAATAAAACATTTTTTGAATTTAAGAGTAATTATGATTATAAGACAACTGATATAAATAGAACTGGTTTATCATATGATGCATATGTTCGTATGCTAAAAGATGATGATAATTTTGATACAGAATATTTAGTTCCTCATAAATTCTTAGTAAATTCATTAAAAGAAAAGTGTAATATGAATTTAATTGAAAGTAATACTTTTGATAAGATATATGAACAACAAAGAATGTTCTTTGAGAATATAGCACCAAAAGAAGAAAATAGTAAGAGTAAAGCATATTTTATGAAAATTTCAGAATTTTACAATATGGATGATAGTGTAAATAAAGCTAGTTATGAATTTTGTAAATTACATAAATATTATATTTTCAAGAAAGAATCAGGACCATCATCTAAAAATCAAAAACCAGAATTAAATAAAAAAGGAATTAAGGAGAAAGTTGCTAAGGATAAAGTAAGTAAAGAAAAGGTAGCAAAAGTAACGAAAAAAGGTGGAAGTAAAAATAACTTAATTGATAAGTATTTAAGTATGGGTACTACAATTGATATTTAATTTTTATATAACAATTACAATTATATAAAAAAATGAAAAAGATATACTTTATATATGAATCTAATTTTTATATAAAATGATTAGTACAGAAAGATCTAGTTTCAGTGTTTTAAGCAAAAATGACAATTTTGCTACTATTAAATATTTAGATGAAGATTCAAATGAACATTTTTATCAAGGTGAAGTAGATATAAATAATAAATTTAATGGATATGGAAAGTTATGGAATCAAGATTATTCATATCATGGATACTTCAGTGAAAATTATTTAGATGGAAAAGGAGTGTTATCATATTTAAGAAAAAATATAAGTCAAGATAATAGCTTTCCATTATATTATAAAGGTACTTTTGAAAAGAATAGAAAAAATGGAATAGGATTAGAAAAATATTATAATAAAGAATTCTATGATGGAAATTTTTTGAATGATTATCGTCACGGTGAAGGAGTATTATATAATCCAAATGGAAAAGCTAAAATAGAAAGTAATTGGGAATTAGGAAGATCCATAAATACTAAATATATTACTGAATATTATAAAAATGGTAATTTAGAATATAGAGGTAATTTCAATGGAATTGCAAGACATGGGAAAGGAACATTATTTAATTCTAATGGAACAATATTATTTGATGGCGAATTTGATAATGGTAAGTTTAAAAAAGGAAGATTATATAAAGAAAATAATTTTATTCTTTTTGAAGGTACATTTGGAAGTATTAATAAACCATTAAAAGGTACTTTTTATCATGAGAATGGTCTAGTACAATGTAATGGAGAAATAAAAACATGTGATGGAGTAAATTATATTACTGGTCAAACAAAATTATATAATTCAAAATCTAATATAATTTTTGATGGAGAACTAATCCCTTCTAAAAAAATATCTAGATCTAAAATGTTGACTATTTCTCCTATAGAAATATATCATGAAGAATACCATATATGTGTAGGAACTGGTAAATTATATTTTAATAATGATAAAGATAATATTATTAATTCTAAAGCTATATGTCATTGTGAAATAAATCTAAATGAAAACTATGAATTTCATGGAATCAATACTGAATATTATGATAATGGACGGATTAATAATGTAAAAGAATATGAAAATAATAAATTAAATGGTACTTTAATTAAATATTCACAAGATAATCAAGGTTTAATTGTAGAAAAAATTCCATATAATCAAGGTAAAAGGGAAGGTGAATATATAAAATATTTTTACCCGACAGATGATAGTATTTCATCAAAAATTATATTTGAAAATGACAAAGCGATTAGATGTGAACTTTTTTGGAAAAAGGACTTTAAAAAATATGAAGGAGGGTGTACTGAAAGTCCTAATGGAATATTATATCACGGTGAAGGCAAACTTTATTCTGATAATGAAAATAATTCATTACAATATGAAGGAACTTTTCTTAATTCGAACCCTCATGGCCATGGTATATTATATTACCAAAATTTTCATAAACATTATGAAGGCACTTTTGATAAAAACAAATTCCATGGTCATGGAATTTCATTTTATGAAACTACTGGTACAATCGAATATGACGGTCAATGGGTAAATGGTGAACGTCATGGTGAGGGTGGAATATGGGATGAGAGTGGTACTCTAGTTTATCAAGGTGAATTTCAATATGGAGATATGAAATTCAATTAAGTTTTGATAAAGTAAAATAAGAGAACCATTCAGGTTCATTATTATATATTAATGTATAACAATTTGAATCTATATTAAATTTTTTGAGTAGATTATTTCCAAATAATCTAAATTTAGAATCTCTTTTAAATGACGATAAAGGTTCTGGACGTATCATAAATTTATTTGATTCTACTATCCATGAAGGACCACATATTTTATACTCATGTTTTTTTGGATATTGATCTGTATTTAATTCATATTTTTCAGGAAACATATTATTTATTATATATAAAAAAAAATATTAATGTAATAAAAATATTGATTTTTAAATCATTTTTTAATAAACAAATTATAATAATAAACTATGAACTGTATTAGTAATTTATTATTCCCTAAAGAAATTAATCAAGTAATTAATGAAGAATTAACTACATGTTCTATATGTCTAGATGAAATAGAAGATCATAATGGATATAAAAAATTCAAATGTGAACACATTCATCATAAAGAATGTATAGACTCATGGAATGGTAATTGTCCTATATGTAGAGTAGGATATGAATTGAAATCGAATCAAATAAGTCAGGATTCGATAAATGGTTATAAAAAACATTTATCAGTACCTAACCATTTTCATAATTTATATTTATCGTCATGGGATGAAAGAGAATGTATAGATAATTCTCACAAGTTAATATTTGTAAAGCCATATGGTGTTGTTGGAATTTGTGAGGATTGTCATATCATTCAATGCTTTAATTTGAGACATATTTAAAAATCAGAATTTATATTTTGGTCTATAACTTCAAAATTATTATTTAAATCTTTATAAACTTTTACAAAAAGTAATTTTTCATTTTCTAAAAGTATTTTTAATATATAATTAATTCCATTTACTATTTGAGTTTTGTATGAAATAACTTTTATATAAGAGTATTTAATATTATCTTTTATAGATTCAAATACTTCTTTTGATTCATCATCATGTATTTTTTCATTACTATATCTTCCACAAATCATTTATATTTATATATATAAAATATTATATTAATATATTTAAGGCATGATTATTAATATTTCCTTAGTATATTATACATAGATGACTGATTATAAATTTAATAAATGGGATAATACTTTAAATTATTCTATTTTTGATAATTTAATATTATCAAAAATTCCAAAAAGTAATACAAATTATGATATTACTAATTTAACTGAATTTCATAATATTGATATTATCATAAATTTATCAACCACATCTGATTCATATATATCTCCAGAAAATTGTAAATGTTATAATTTTCAATATGGAAAAAAAAAATTACCACCAGAAGAGTTAATTCTAAATATTTTAGATATAATAAATAACTATAAAGGGAATAATAAAATATTAATACATTGTCATTATGGATTTAATAGAACTGGATTTATTTTTATAAATTATTTATGTAAATATAAAAAAATTAAATTAGAGGAAGCTAAAAAAATTTTTTTAGATATGAGAGGTAAGGGAGTAAAATACGAGGAGTTAAATAATTATTTAATTAAAAATTATGATTAAAATTTGAAATTTAAATTTATTACTAATATTTAGTATTAGTAATAAATGGACTTCATAAAGAATAGTGTAATTAGTCTTTCTCCAAATAGTGATTTTTATAAATCATTACTATTTGAAAATTGTATAAATGATAATGATGATATAAAAGAAAATACTATTTTTAGAGATGCATTATTTGAATTAATATTATATGGAAATTTAATTTCTAGATCAAATAAGAAATTAAGTGTTCATTCAAGGTTACATACTATACATGATATAGATAAGCAACAAATAGCGAATGAATTTGAAAAATTTCAAAGAATTAAATACATTTACCATTGGATAATATTAGTTTGTTGGATAGTAATAGTATTTCAGTTATTATTTTATTTCACTAAGTACTAATTCCAAAAATAATAGTGATTTATTAAATGTTGGTTCAGAATGAATACAGTAGTTTTTTTATTTATATACATTTCCAATGTTGTATCACCTTCAAAGTTATCTAATTTATGAATTAAACATGAATATAAATATGTGGATAATTTAATTGATTATTTAAATATGTTGATATGTAATAGTAAAATATTTAGATAGAAACTACTATTATTAGATAAATGGAATTTGAAACTTGGTTAAAGAAAGTAGATGAGTTTGTATATAATAAATTAGATCTACATTTAAAAGATCTACCAGATGAAGATTTTTGGGTGCATTGGGATAATAGAGTTACATATGAGGTGATGGCTAATAAAATAATTACTAATCAATATAATTTTTTAAGTTTTATGAATTATAACTAATATTACTTAAAAATAAAATACTTGTTAATATATAATATGAATAGTTATTTATTTTCTGACTGGAAAGAGTATATTGGAAATATACTTAACAGTCAGAAAATAGTAAGTTATTGTGATGATAGTTATTTATTATGTTGGCAAAATAATATATTACAGAATGAAATATCTTCAAATAGTTTAAATTTTGAAGATTGGAAATTACTTATTGATAAAGTAATTTATATTCAAACTGGTTATCATTGTGATAATTTACCCGACTATGACTACTGGGGTAATTGGAATAAAATTTGTATTAAAAAAGAAGATAAAGATATTATTAATAATTTTGAAGATTGGAAATTATATATTGATAAGGAGGTATATAATCAAACTGGTTATCATTGTGAGAATATACCTGACTATGACTATTGGGGTACTTGGCATAAAATGTACATAAAAAAAGAGGAAGTTATAGAAGATATTATTAATAATTTAAAAAGTAAAAAAGTATGATATAGATTTAGTATAAATAAAAATTGAAATATGAATAAATTAAAAAATTACTATTATTTTTAAATAAATGAGTACTGTGTTATATTCCAGAATTTCAAGTCCATCTCAAGCTGAATATAATGGACAACATTTTAGTATTGAAAATCAAATAAGTAAATGTACAGAATATTGTCATGATAATTGTCTATTAATTATGGATAGTGTTTCAGAAGTTGTATCTGCAAGAAATATAAATATGCAAAAACAATTAGTAGAAATTTACAATAAATATTCAGATTGTAATATTGTATTTTATAATATTACAAGATTTTCAAGAAATACACAACATGCCCTTGAATTTTTGAATAGATGTAAAGAGAAAAATATTAATTTACATTTCGTTGAAGAAAATTTGCAACTTAAACATTTTACTGATATGCATAGATTACGGTTAGGACTTTCTCAAGCTGAATTAGAATCAAATCAAACTAGTTATCGTATTAAAAGTAATAATATGCTTTTAAAAAGTAAGGGATGGGAATTTGGTCAAGCACCATATGGATATGAAGCCTATAAAAAAAGAGGTGTAAGAAAATTTAAAATTAATAAAAAGGAGAAGGCAATAATGCAATTTATTGTAAATGCAAAAGGAGGAGTTAGTTGTAAAACGCTAAATAAAGATTTAAATAAAATAATTCCAAGTAATACAATTCCGATAGAGTACTATGATACAGATGAAACTACAAAAATTGATAATTTTTCAAAGCCAAATATGTTAACATTTGTTGAAATTGCTGATTTATTGAATGATTATAATATTCAAAATAGGGATCGAGATTGGAGTAGTACTATGATATCAAGAATATATAAAAACATAGTAAATCCTAATAAGATAAATTTTAATTCACTAAATTTGTAATAATTTTATTTATTTAATTAAACTTATAAATTTATTTTATTTATAATTATAAATGGATACTATTAAAAATGAAGCCCAACTTTTTATAAATGATACTTTATGTTTTACTATGGATGAAATTATGGGAGATATTCCTTATATTACAAAATTAATGTGTAAAAGAGATGAAGATATAAATGCAGAGGAAGAAAATGTATTTTTACAAAGATATATTTTGGAGAATACCGGTATGGTAGAGACGAATGATAAAATTAAACTACAAATGAATGATAGTTTAGGTAATACAACTATACCAAAGAGAGTTGAGGAAAGTAAAGTAGAACCGTTATTTTTAGTTACTGGTATGGGTATATGTGGAATAATTTTGTGTTTAATGATAATTGGAGTTATAGTATTTTTAATTTATATGATATATTTTACAGAAAATGGAAAGGAATTTGTTAGGTCTATGCGTTTTAAGTCAGAATTTGGATTTAAACATCCTGATTCAATATTAAAACAATATGAATTTCCTATACCTCCACCACCTCCACCTCCACCCGTTAATTTTGTTATGGATCCTGCATTTGGCAAGTAAGTAAAAATACTTTAAAGTATAATATTTTATACTTTAATGTATAGAAGAATATTTAATAATGTTAAAAAATTAATACCTAAAATTTCAGAAACAGAGTTGGCAGCCTTAAGAAGTGGTACTACATCTATTGATAGAAGTATATTTTTAGGTAAGGTAGATATACCTAATAAATTATACATACCGGATGATAAGTTTAATTTAAAAAAAGTAGATGATCTGTTAGAGAAATATGGCGATGAAATAATTTATCCAAATGAAAAATCAAAAGAAATATTTGATTATATTGGAAAGAATAATTTTTTGTCATTTATAATAGACGAAAAATATGGAGGATATAAATTAAGTATTAATACTTTATCTAGGATTTTAACAAAAATCACATCAAAAAGTCCTTCTTTAGGAGTTTCAGTAATGGTTCCTAATTCTCTTGGTCCTGGTGAATTACTAATTCATTATGGTACAGAAGAACAAAAAGATAAGTATTTGCCAGGATTAGCAAATGGCAAATATATTCCATGTTTCGGATTAACTGGTCCGCATAATGGATCTGATGCTGCAGGTGATATTGATGAAGGAACTGTTATTTTAAAAAATAATAAGCCAGTAATTGAAATAGAAATTAATAAAAGATATATTACATTAGCTCCAGTATCAAATTTGATTGGTTTAGCATTTAAATTAAATGATCCAAATGGTATTTTAAAAGATGGAAAAGAAGGAATTACTGTTGCTTTATTAGAAGGAAATCATCTAGGTTTAATTAAAGATACACATCATAATCCATTAAATGCTGGATTTCCAAATGGTACATTAAAAGGGAAATTTACTATTGATATGGATCAAATAATTGGTGGTGAACAAAATTGTGGACATGGATGGAAAATGTTAATGGAATGTTTAGCTGCTGGTAGAGGTATATGTTTACCAGCAACTGCAATTGCTGCAGCGAATGTGTCTACATTTGGAGTATATCATTATGCGATGAATAGAAAACAATTTAATTTACCTTTAATTAAAATGGAAGGTGTTCAAGAAAAGTTGCTAGATATGCTTTACAATACTTGGTTAATTCATTCTAGTGTACATTTAACAAATGATATATTAGATAGTGGAGAAAAACCAGCTGTAATTTCAGCAATAATGAAACAACAAACAACAGATAGAGCAAGGGATGTAATTAATTATGGAATGGATATTCATGCTGGTAGTTCAATATGTTTAGGTTATAATAATTTTATTGAGAAATTCTATAGAAGTTCACCAATTGGTATTACAGTTGAAGGTAGTAATACATTGACAAGAAATTTGATTATTTTTGGTCAGGGATTAAATAAAAGTCATCCATTTATCTTTCCAATATTAGAGGATATTTTGAATAATGACGAAAAGTCATTTGAAAAGAATTTCAAAAATATGTTAAGTCATGTATTTAGTTTATATGGACAGTCACTCGGATGTTTCAGCAATACTTTAGAGAATCAAACAGTTCAATTTGCGAATTTAGCAAATTTTGTAGCTTTAAAAGGTGGTGCAATCAAAAGAGAACAATTTTTATCAGCAGATATGGCAGATATATTATCCAACTTATATTTAGGTTATGCAGTAAAATGGTATCAACAAAATCATAAAGTTAGTAAAAAATTAACAAATTACTGCTTAGAAAGATTAGTAGTAGAAAATCAACATTTAATTAATAGAGTAGTTGATAATAGTGGTATGTATAAACCGTTATTATGGCATATGAAACGAAAAGTTAAATCAATAAATTACGAAAACAATAGAGATATAATGAAAGAGTTTATAGATAATAAAAATATTATTAATGAAATTAAAAAAGATTTATATTTAAATAACACAGTATTAGAGAAATTAGAAAACTTAACTCATATGGACAAAAATACTGATGAATATAATAGAATTTATAATGAAGTAATTCAAGTAGGTGAATTTACTAATAAAAATCATATTTAAAAAAAAATTGAAAATTAAAACTCTTAAAGTTACGATAAATTTTCTGTATTAATATGTCCGTTAGTAAAATGGATTCTTTCACTGCTAAAGTAAAAAATGTGGATGGTTCAGTCTTTAAAGATGTTGAAATTACACCTAAGGAAGTTGTAAGTGCTGTAGAGCCAAAAGATGATCCACTACATGTGATTTCCCATTCTGCAAAGGGGGAACAATTTAGTTACCAAACTAAAATGTCGTCTCCTATTTCAGTTGTACACATTTTTGGATATGAAGGATATTCTCCATTCATTAATAATGATACAGCAGCATCATTGTATTCTAGTAGTTTTTCAACAACCACTCCAAAAAAATGGATAATTCCAGATGTATCGACGGGAATTAAGATTTTTGTTGTTTCTCAACAAAATAATTGTATAACTGACATTATCAACGTTATCCAGAAATGGAAACCAGATTATATTGTTAGCTTGCTAGGAAGCTCTTCAAAAACTCCTTTGCGGACACTTCTTCCTGTGGGAACTAATATTGAAACATTCTTTCAAGATAAGGGAATAACTGGAAAATATGAAGAATTCTATGATATAAAATCAGCTGTTTCATTTTTTACAGAGGCTTCTGAGATATCAAAAGAGCCACCCAAATTAAATTTGGAGATCAAGGGGATATGCTATGCATCATCTGATGATAATGATCTGGTAGGTAGGCTATCAACTGATAGCCTAAAGTTTACAACTCAGATTAAGTCTGGATGTACCACTACTTTGAGAGTTCTACTCATTGGTGATAAAATTACTATAAATGGTGTGGAATATACAATTCAGGAACCAGATGTAGTTTCAGATGAGGTTAAGATAACAAAATTGTATGTCGAAATGGTGTATGCTATGTCAAATGATAATCCTTTGAAAGAGGAAATTTGTAAGATTTCAAATCTTGATATGATGAAGTGTCAGGTACCGGCCACATCAGATGCTATCAGTGGGAACCATAAGCATGTTCAATTGTTAAGGGCTCCTTCTGCTGGGTATGCTCATTCTACTCAACCCTTTCATTAAGATGAGTAAAATACAATACGTTTTGTATTAAAGTTCGTTATGAACTTATATGAATAAAAAATAATAAATTTTTATTATTTTTTTTTTTTTGATTTATAAAGTATATTCTTATATTAAAAATTTTATAGAGATAACAACTTAAAAGAAATATCTCTAATATTTTTTCTTGATTTACCAAAATATGATAAATTATAATTTTCATATAATGGAATTATAGCTACTAATCTACGACATCCATCTGTCTGTTGTGATACTTTATGAAATACTGATGATGCATTAAAAATAACACCTTTACCGAAAGGAATATTTATTTTTTTTTCAATACTTGTTTTTCTATCTTTTATCATTAATTTACTTGTATTACATTTGTCAACAAATAATGGGAGAACTAAAGTATATCTTTTACCTTTTGTAAAATTATTGTCATAATGCCAACTTAATTTATCACCATTACTTTCATATAGTCTAAAAAATAATTTATATTTTTCTGAACTTTGAGCAAAACTAATATTTTTACTAAGAGCTTTTCGACATTTGTTTAGCAAATTTTTATTGATAAAATATTTTATAATAGTTGGATCAGATAATTTAATTTGATTATAATCAATTTTAGCTCCTTTTGTAAAATAAAGAATATTATCTAGCTTTGTATGATTTTTTTTAAATAAATTCAGTATTCTTTCTTTAATTTCATATGGAACTTTATAATCAATAAAATATAATTGTGACTCATTACATTTAATACATTTTTTGAAAATAACAGTAGATGAATAATTTAAATAAATTATATACAAAGTATAAAATATAATAATATAAATTAAAAATTTTATTTTCATTATATAATGAAAATAAATTATATTTTAGTATAATTGATAGTATAAATATTTTTACTACCTCCTACAAATTGTGGATATTGTAAAATCATATTTTCTGTATCTTTAATTTTTTTTAATAAATCAAATTTATATTCAATCTTTGACAATATTTTACATAAACTATTAATTAATTGTACAAATCCAAAAGATGATATAGATGGTGCTTTATCTAATTGTTTATCTATTACAGATGTAACAGTATCTAATATTAATTGTTCAGTATAATTTTGAATATTATTTTTTTTCAAAAAATATTTTTGAATATGATATTTAAAAATATGAATTAATACTCTAAATTTAATTTTATTTTGTTTTACAAAGTCATCAAGAGATTCATAGTTATTTTCAGATTTATAAATTAATTTGTTTAAATTAATACTATGATGATTTATTTTAATGTTATTTTTCATAATATTTTCTAAATTATTTTTTTTTTGTAATAAAATTTGATGTTTTTCTTTTAAGGAATTAATTTTTTTGAATTCATTATCAATTTCTAAATTATGATAATTTTTATTATAAGATAATTGTCTACATAAATAATTATTAATAATATTTGAGTTTAATTCAGACATATATATATAATATATTTTAAGAATAAATTTATTATATATATTATGGCAAATAATGATGATTATTATAAAATTCTAGGAGTTGATAAGAATGCAACAGAAAGTGAAATAAAAAAAGCATATAAAAAATTAGCAATTAAATATCATCCTGATAAAAATCTAAATAATAAAGAGGCTGAGGAAAAATTTAAAATAATAAGTGATGCATATAGTATTTTATCTGATAAGGATAAAAGATTAAAATATGATCAATTTGGTAAAAATGGATTAAATAATAATGGTATAAATGTTAATCCTAATGATATATTTAATACATTTTTTCAAGGACAGGATCCTTTTGGATCTGGATTTCCATTTAGTAATGGTTTTTCAAAAGGTAATGTTAGAACAACAATACATCGTAATGGTGTTTCATATACTAGATTTAATAATTCTGGTTCGAGAATTCCAAGACAACCGTTACAATATCCAAATGAAGTAAATATTATAAGGAAAAATATAAAAATAATGGTAGTTAAAATTTCAAATATATATAAACGTAAAGAAATAAATGAAAAATTAGGAACTATTGTAAATTATGATATAAATAAAAAGAGATATTTGATAAAGTTAGAAAATGGAAAACAAGTTTTATTAAAACATGATAATTTACTACAGTTAGTAAATGTAAAAATTACTAAATTATCTGATAAAAATATGAATAATTTAAATGGTAAAATAATTGGTTTGTGTGAAGATTTAGGAAGGTACAAAGTTAATTTAAATAATAAAATAGTGGCATTAAAACAAAGTAATTTTATAGTTGATAATAATACATGTGTAGAATTGATAAACCTAACTACAGATGGATATAATCGGAAAAGAGGTTTAATAAAGTCATTTGATATTGAATCTGAAAGATATGAAGTTTTATTAGAAAAAAATCAACTAATAAAAATAAAATTAGAAAATATAAAATTATAAATATGTAAAATTAATAAATTTAGTTATTGCAAGATAAATTATATTCTATAATATAGTTTGTACCACCTTTTTGACCAAGTACATGATCTGTCTGGGTAAATAGTTGTTCATAATGAATATTTCCTTTATCTATAAGTAAAAATTTATTTGCTTGTATTAGAAAATTTTCTCTGGGAATGTCCATTAATTTGCCTAGTACTTTAATTAAGTTAGTTTTATTTGGTTCAATTAAATTAATTGTTAAGTGTAGAGAACATAAAGTTGGATTATATAAATTTGCTTCTTTTAATTCTATTTCATTTTCTAACTTTTCCCATATTAATTTATGTATATTTGATATATTTTTGTCATAATACGGATCTAAAACTAGAACAAATTTAGAGTCTGACTTTCTATAAATAGAAATTCCTTTTATATTTACTTTAAAATCAGTAAATGTAATATTTTTTAAAATGGATGAAATTTTAGAAACATCATTCATATTTTTGAATCTCATTAAAGAAATGTGAGGAATAATACTTGTTATAAGTGGTTCAATCGAATTTATTTGGGTAAATAACTTCGAAAAATAGTCGTTAGTAGTATCATTAAAACCGATTACTATACCTGGCATTATATATAAATATATAATTATTTTAGATGGCTGAATTAGCTATTTATTCAATAAAATAAAAAATATATATAATTATGAAGGAAAGTAAGGATGAATATTTAAAAGGGTTTTTTGTTGGAAGTATACAGGCTTTATTTGGGCATCCATTTGATACAGTAAAAACGAATATTCAAGCTAATAAAAAGGTAAATATTTATAATTTGTATAAAGGATTTAGTTATCCATTATTAACAAATTCATTTATAAATTCATTAATTTTTGGATCTTATTCTAACTTTTACAATAAAACTAATAATCATTTTTTATCTGGGTTTTTAGCTGGATTAATTGTAGGTCCAATTATTTCACCAATTGAAAAATTAAAGATAGATAGACAGATTGGTAATTCGTTTAATAAAAAAATATTTAGAGGAGTATATATTACATGTTTAAGAGAATCATTTGGAACTGCGATATATTTTTCATCTTATAACTATTTTAAAAATATAAAATTAGTTGAAGGTGATATGAATATTATGTTAGCAGGTGGAAATGCTGGATTATTGTCGTGGTTATTAACATATCCTATAGATGTAGTAAAAACGAGAATTCAATTGGGACAAGATAAATATATTTTAACTGCATTTAAAAAAGGTAAATTATTTAATGGCCTAAAAATATGTTTAATTAGAAGTTTTTTAGTAAATAGTATAGGATTTTATGTTTATGAAAAATTTAAATAAGATTATTTAAATTTTATTTATATAAAATAATGGATAATAATATTCAAAATATTAAATGTGTCATATTTAGAGATAGTATTAATCATAATAAATTTAAAATAATAAAATTTAATTCAAGAAAAGTAGCAAAACAATATTATAATGTTGCATTAAGAAAACAATCATTTATGCATGCGGATGTATTAGATGAATGTATTAAATGGTGTAAATTAAAAAAAATGACATATGATATTATAGAAAGAGATGAATATTTTTATACAGATTAATATTTATACTTAAAATAATTATTTATTATTATATATATATGTATGAATTAGGGAAAAAGCATGGTACAGATAAAATTAGTTTACATGGTTACCATAGATTTTATGAAGATTTCATTAAAAAATATAAGAGTAAAAAATTTAATTTTTTAGAAATAGGAGTAGAAAGAGGTAAAAGTCATGATATGTGGAAAGATTATTTTCCACATGCATATATATATGGATTAGAAATTAGAAATGCGTACAAAAATGTAAGAGTGGAAATTATGAAAGGTGATCAAGGTAAAATATCTGATTTAACTGATTTAGTAAAATTAACCGGTAATTGCCAAATAATAATTGATGATGGAAGTCATTTACCAAGTCATCAGTTAACAACATTTAATTTTTTATTTGAGAAATGTTTAAAACAAGATGGAATCTATATAATAGAAGATATAGAAACATCTTATTGGAAGAAGGGTGAATTATATGGATATAATATTGAATATGGTTATGAGAGTAAAAGAAATATTGTAAATATATTTAAGGATGCGATTTCTATTATAAATAAAAAATATATTAAAGATGATGTAGTTAAACAAGTTTATAAACAATCATTATTAAATAAATACGCATTAGATAATATTTCATCTATTAATTTTGGTATGAATTGTATTATTATTAAAAAAATGAGTAAAAATGACAATATAAAATATAATTCAAAGCCATATATATTTGAAAAGTTCTTATAATGTAATAGTTTTTATATTCCATATATATGGATAAACTTTCAGAATAAATATATTTTAATGAATATTAAATATTTATTAAAAAATTGATATTTTAAGTATATTTACCTAATTTTATTTAATTTATAATAAAAAATGGCTGATTTTATGAACTTGGATGAAAATCTCTACTCTCGTCAGATTGCCGTATATGGTAAATCTGCTATGAATTCTTTAACTAATGCAAAAGTATTAATTTTAGGATTTGATGGAACATGTCTTGAACTTTGCAAAAATTTAATTTTAGCAGGAGTTGGGACAATTAATGTAATTGATTCTACAGTTATTAATATTGAAGATTTAGCTACAAATTATTATGCTTCTTCTGATAATATTGGAGATATTGCTGTTGAGGTAGTAAAAGATAAATTATCAGAATTGAATCCATATGTTAATTTTATTGTAAATGACATGGATACTCAATTTAAGGAACATGATGTATATATTCAAATTAATAAATCATTTTATAATGCGAATGAATTTAATAAAAAAGTTCGTGATTTAAATAAGAAATTTATTTGGGTAAATACATATGGTTTAATGGGTAATGTATTTTGTGACTTCAAAAATTTTACAAGTAAAGACACCGATGGCGAAAATCCATCAATGGCTGTAATTCAAAGTATTACTTCAGATGGTACATTTATGACAATTGATACAGATCCACATAATTTGTACGTTGGTGATATTTTTACATTAGAAGATGTAAAAGGAGTAGTAGGTGTAAACAATATTACATATACAGTTAACAAAGTTATAAATGGAACAACATTTCAAGTTAAAGAAACAGAAATAGACTGGTCTGGGTATACTTCTGGAGGAAGAATTATACAAATTAAAAAAGATGTATCTTTTGATCATACATCCTTAGAAGAGCAATTTAATAATCCGAGTATTGTTAATTTAGATATGGATGGGGATGAACTGCATAATTTATTTAAACAGATTAATTTAAATGGAAAAGAAGATTTAAAATCTGATTATAAATACACTAAGCATTTTGAATCGACTTTAGATGGTAAATTTATTCCAGTATGTAGTATTATTGGTTCTTATGCTGCTCAAGAAGTAATTAAAGCAATTACTGAGAAGTATACTCCAACATCACAATGGTATTATTATCAATGTTATGACATTCTTAATGATGAACATTCTATTAACTATTCTATTCAAGGAGATAGATATGATAGTATGAGATTAATTTTTGGAAACGAAGGTCTTGATAAAATTAGAAAAACGTCATATTTTATAGTTGGTTCTGGTGCGATTGGTTGCGAGCATTTAAAAAATTTTGGTATGTGTGGTATTGGTAGTATGGATTCAAAAATGTATGTAACTGATATGGATACTATTGAAAAGTCTAATTTAAATAGACAATTTCTTTTTAGAAATTCAGATATCGGTAAATTAAAATCAGATGTTGCGGCGAGAGAGATTGAACGTATAAATCCGTCTATTGTTGCAGTATCTCATCAGAATAAAGTATGTCAAGAAACTGAATCCGTATATAACACTGAATTTTTTGATTCAATTGATGGAGTAGCAAATGCTCTAGATAATGTTCAAGCAAGGTTATATGTAGATCAAAGATGTATTTTTAATAATAAGCCATTATTTGAATCTGGTACTTTGGGAACTAAAGGAAATACACAAGTAGTAATTCCGAGAGTTACAGAACATTACGGTGCATCACAAGATCCTCAAGAAAAGTCATTCCCTGTATGTACTGTCAAGAATTTTCCAAATACAATAGAACATACAATTCATTGGGCACGTAATGAATTTGAAGAAATGTTTACTACATACCCTAATGCGTGGAATAAATATATTAGTGATCCATCATATTTAGATAAGATAACTAATAATGAGAAGGGAGAAATGATTAGTAATATATTATATTTATGGGAAAATAAAGTAAATAATTTTAATGATTGTGTTAAATTTGCATTAAATAGATTTCATGAGAAATATAATCATATGATTAAACAGTTACTTCATGCATATCCAAAAGATACTGAAACAACATCTGGTATTAAATTTTGGAGCGGTGGAAAAAGATGTCCTAAAGAAATCGAGATAGTGTGGGATATTAATGATAATGATAATTATGTGTATCATACAAGTTTATTAATTGCTGAAATGTTTAATATCAATTTATCTGATATAAATATTAATGAAGTAATTTCTAAAATGATGGTTATTTATAAAGCAAATGATTATATTCCATCAGATGATATTAAAATATCTGAAAATGATAAAGAAGAGAAAGAAAATGAAAAGACAAAATATGAATTATTTGATTCATCAAAACTTCCAAATATTGAAGACTTAAAAAAATATACTATAAAATCTTTAGAATTTGAAAAGGATGATGATACAAATCATCATATTGATTTTATAACATGTAGTTCAAATTTTAGAGCGACAAATTATGATATTCCAATTGCTGACAGATATGAAACAAAAATAAAAGCAGGTAAAATTATTCCAGCAATTGCAACTACTACTAGTATGGTTTCAGGTTTGGTAACAGTTGAAGTAATTAAATATATTCTAGGAAAAAGAGAATTAGAAGATTATAAAAACACTTTTTTGAATCTTGCTTTAGGTATGGTTGCACAAAGTGAACCCATGCCTTCAGTTTCAAATGATATTAAAGGTAACAAAGTTACTCCTTGGGATTATTATAATTTAACATCTGATATTTCAGTTAATGAATTATTTGAAAATATTAATAAAAAATATGATGTAGAAATCGATACGTTAACTTATGGTGCTAAATTAATTATATCACCGATGACAGGTAATATGAATAAAATAAGAAGAATGAAGATGAAATTATCACAAATATTAGATGAATTTGATATAGGTGTAAGTGGTAATATTTATGAATTTCAAATTGGTTGTTTAATGGAAGATGAAGATTATGAATTACCAAATGTAAAATTTCATTATAATAAACCTAAAATGTTACAGGAGAAAAGTATTTAATTTTCATATATTATTAATTTATTATAAATAAAATTTATTAAAGCAAATAAAGTTCCACCCCATAAAGTATCTAATATAACAAAGTTAAAATCCCAATTATTTATAGTAGCATAATTTGTCATATCATAAACTCCATATATTGACATACCTAAAATGAAAGAATTAATGATAGATAAATTTTTATCAATAACAAACAATTTTAAAATAATAAATAAAAATACATAGGCGAATATCACTCCTAAATATTTTACATTCAGTTCTTTTCCTTGAATAGATGTAATCATATTATTAAAATAATTTTTAATATTGTAAATATAAGAGTAATCCAGTACTCCTAATATTAATGCTAGTTTTACAAAGTTTGACATTATATAAGTAGCTATTATTTTAAATTAAAAAAATTGATTAAAAAAAATTTGATATTAAAAATAAATCTATATATAATATAAAATGAGAACAATAATTAAAAGAGGATTTATTGATTTTTTAGTTCCATCCAAATTTCATTATTTGTTTAATCCTACTGTTACTCCTTTAGGACGATGGTCTAATAGTGACAATGATAAAATAAAAAATATAAGAGCAACTTTAGCTAATCACGATTGTTGTGGAGATAAATTATGTGGAGATCCAATTATATTAAAAGATAATATAAATAAAATTCGTAATGATAAATAAATTGTTATCAATAATTATTTAAATATATATTATAATTAATAATAATGAGTCAATCAAATGACAATAAAATTGTAGAAGGAGTAGTCGAATCTACAACAAAATCAAACTTATTATCTAAAGTAGTAGAACATAAAAATATGTTATATTTAAGTTTAGGTTTATTAGGTTGTATTGCAGTTTATAAAAATAGAAATTCGTTATTAGAAAGGTTCAATAAACTATATTCTGAAGATGAAAAAGATAATTAAATAATTAAATAATTTTCATATATAATATTATATATGAAAGATATTTATAAAAGAATTTTGTTATTTACCTTTTTGTGTGTACCAACTAAATATTTATGGTAATTATTTTATATTTATAGCTTTATTATTTAGTTTAGGTCAATTTTATTTATATATAAATGACTTACGAAAAACAGGTATAGAAGTATTTGGAATAAAAATATGGTGGAATCAATTAAGACCAGTACATGGGGTATTATATTTATTATTTAGTATTTATATGTACCATTATTATTAGATATTATAATTGGTATAGTTTCGTTTACTTTATATCATAATATTGGGTTAAATTTTTATTAATTTAAATAATGTAAAAATTAATATATAAAAGTTATATATGAGTTCTGTATTTTACAGATATGAAAATAATCTATCAAAAGTTGTGAAAGGAGTAAAAAATGTAGTAAAAGAAGGTATAAGTGATGGGACAGGTGAAGGAGTTAGAATTTATTATTTAGAAAAACAAGGTGAAAAATTTTATAGAATTAATGTAAATCAAATGTCTAATGGAAATTTTGAAGTAAAAGAAAAGAAAGATGATAAAGAAAGTGTAAATGAAATGAAAGAAGCAGATGTAATGAAAATGATTAAAGGTAATAAAAATTTAAAATTTGCAGAAACCTACTTAACTAAAGAAAGAGCTAAATTAATAAAAGATCACAAAGAAGGTGGAGCTAAAAGAAGAAAATCTTCTAAAAAAGGAAGTAAAAAAACATCAAAGAAAGCTAGTAAAGCTAAAAAAACATCTAAGAAAACTTCTAGAAAACGTACTTCTAAAAAATCTAGCAAAAAAGCTAGTAAAAAGGGTAGTAAAGTAAAAAGAACATCTAAAAAAGCATCCAAAAAAGCATCCAAAAAACCTGTTGCTAAAAAAGCATCCAAAAAACCTGTTGCTAAAAAAGCATCCAAAAAAGGATCTAAAAAATCAAGTAAAAGAAGAGTTAAAAAAGCCTAAAAAATTTATATATAGTTTATATGATTAACTATATATATGAATTGTATTGTAATATTATAGAATATATTGATGATGATAAAGTAATTAAAAGAGAATATATGTGGGCTAAATAGGATTAAATTTATAAAATATTTTATTTTAATTAAATATGACATTTAAATGCACCATTTGTGATGCAAATCCAAAAAGTCATTCATTTGAAAAAATAGATCAAATTGATGATGTAACAATATTTTATTCTTGTCCAGGTGATTTAGTAAATGAAGATAGTCTAAATGTAGTAAATCATTATAAGGATACATTAGATGAATATATGAATCAAAAATGGACATGGATAATAGATAGTAAAGGTTATAAAATAAAAAAGTCGTTACATACAAATAATGCAATGAAAGTTATTAGATTAATTTCACAGGCCGAATATTTAGATAAATTACAAAATATAATAATTGTTAAAGCAAATAGACAATTTAAAACCATAATAAATATATTATGGTTATTTTTAAGCAAGAATATAAAAGAAAAAATTCAGTTTGAAAATTAAATTTTTTCAAAATATAAGTTATTAAATAGAAGTAAATAACATTATAGAAAGTAAATAACATTATAGAAAATAATGTTATTTAAATAATATAATGACGAAGAATAATAAGTTACAGCTAGTGTTGATCTACTAAAAATATTATTTATATAAAATTTATTTATTATTAATATAATGATAAATAAATTTTATATAAATAATATATATGAATAAATTCATAATTATTTTAATTATTATATTTGTATTTTATTGTAGAATTGCGAACCAGAAATGTAAAATTAATATATTTAAATTATCAAATAGAAAAATAGTTAAAAAAATAGATAATAATGTTTATATAGTAGATAATTTTTATGAAGATCCTTATGCTGTTAGAAATTATGCCTTGAAAAATAAAAATAATTTTAAATTACATAGTGCTTTATATAACACACAATATTACAATCCATTTTTATATGCAAATAAGAGTAAAGAAATAATAAAATTTTTTGAAAGAATATCAGGGGAAAAAATATGTGATAAAGTTTGGAATGTTGATTTAATAAAGGAATCAAATGGTTTTATTCAATATATTACACAAAAGAGTAATCCGGTAGTACATAAAGATTTACATTGGGGTGTTGTAGTATATTTAACACCTAATGCTGATGTATCAACAGGGACTTCACTATATACACATAAGAAAACCGGAATAAAACATGTGATGGAATGTTTAGATAAAAAAACAAATAAACCGAAAGATATTTGTAAGTTAGTGAAAAGAGATTTATGGAAAGAAGGAGAAGATAGTAGAATAAATAATTGGAAAGTAAGGCATAAAATAGATAATGTATTTAATAGAGCTATTATTTTTGATGGAAGAAACTTTCATGCAAGTAATGGTGGGTTTGGTACAAATATAGAAAGTAGTAGACTTTTTCAAACATATTTTTTCTCACCTCAGAAAAAACTTATGTAAAAAAATTGAATATTTAAGAAGATATAACTAATTGACTATAAATTAATAAAATGATAAATATTATCAAATAGGAATTAATGGCTAATCCTGATAACATTCCGAAAAAAAAATTTGATAAATTATTAGGATTAGCCAATAGAATGAAAGAAAGAAGATTAGGAAATAAATCTAATCATAAATCTAATCATGCAGCTTTTATTTTAACAAAAAATTTAGATATAATTTCATATGGTGAAAATCATTCAAGAAGAATGCCAGATCAAATGACAATTCATGCAGAAAGACAAGCAATAATGAATATAAAACAAGATAGATTAAAATATAATAAGGCTTATTGCATGTTTGTTACAAAATTATCGCCAAAGAGAGGATTACTAGGGGAGTCACTTTGTTGCACTCGATGTAATTTAATGTTACAACAATCAAGTGTTAAAATAACAAAGATATATTACTCAATAGAAAATGGAATAGCATGTTGTAATTTAAATGATATACCAATTCATGTAACTGAAAGAGATCGGAAATTATGTCATGCGCATAAAATAATTGATAAATTGGAAAAAATTAAAAATAAACGACACTAGTATTTTTATTTATTTTTTATATGTATAAATATATATATATATGAAATTTGATTTTGACTTTGAAGCGAAAGAAATTTTTCTTATTTTTGGTGCTTATGGGATAATTCAAGTATTAGCACAAGATTTAGGTATAAAAACTGGTAAAAAACAAAGAGATTTAGTTCAGAAAATGCCTATTCAGATGATTCTTTTATTTTCTGGAGCATATACTATAGTAAATAATTATAGAGATGCCGCAATTGCAACTGCATTATATTACTTATTAAAATATGTTTATAGTGATGGGGAAACTTCTCCAGTATGTTTTGAAGATGTTTAATTTAAATAGATAGTAACTTTCTATTTAAAAGTGAATAAATGAAATATATTTAAAAGATACAGTATAGATAGAGTAAAGTAATATGCCAAGTAAAGGAGAAAATAAAAGTGTAAAAACAAGTTCCGCAAAGGAAAGTTCTGTAAAAACAAGTTCAGTTACAATGAAAACAAAAAGAACTAAAAAAACTAAAGAAGTAGAATGTTCTGAACAAGCTTCTGAACAAGTTTCTGAACAAGTTTCTGAACAAGTTTCTGAACAAGTTTCTGAGCCAGTAG